GAATACTCGCGCTGCCTAGAACAATTAGCCTATGACGCAAACGGCGCGCCCGACAAGAAATCTAATTTGGATCATCTCCCAGATGCCGGGACGTATCCAATAGCCTACGAAATGCCAGTCGTTAAACCAGCCGCTAGCGTTTCAATTAAATTTGTGAGTTAACCTATGCCTGTAGATACGCAAAATTCTGATTACGCAAAAAACCTGCCCATTTGGGAATTGGTGCGCGATTGTGATGAAGGCGCAACCGCCATTAAATCAAGACGCAATACCGCGACTCAATATGCTGGTGGCATAGGATCACTGGCGGGAACGGCTTACCTCCCCGCGCCTAATTCTCAAGACGGTAGCAGCGACAACCAAATACGATATGACGCATACCGAAGCCGGGCTAGCTTTGTTAACTTTGTAAGCCACACCAAAGAAGGCATGCTAGGCATGGTCTTTCGTAAGCCTACCGAAATAGAGATACCGCCTAATATTGATTACCTGATTGAGAATGCCAACGGTAACGGATTGCACCTTGATCAAATGATTAAAGATGCTGCAAGCGATACCCTGTTAACTGGGCGTTATGGGCTGCTAGTTGATTACCCCCAAACAGATACGGGGTTAACTCAGGCCGAAGTATCTACCGCCGGACTGCAAGCCTCAATATTGGCCTATCCTGCTGAGTCTGTTATCAATTGGCGCTGTGAAGTATTGAATGGTGTTAAGCAATTAACGATGGTGGTGCTGCAAGAACCTCGCATTAAGACCCGCGATAATGATTACTTTGAGGTTGAAGATTGCATGTATCACCGGGTTCTGCTGCTAAAAGATGGCGTATATACCCAATTACTCTATGACGAAAATAACGCCTTAATAATAGACGATATTGTCCCTCGTAAGGCTAACGGGTCAACGTGGGATATTATCCCGTTTGAATTCATTGGCTCAGTCAATAACGATGAAACATCTGATAAAGCCCCGCTATACGATATAGCTGAGATTAATGTTGCCCATTATCGCAATTCTGCTGATTACGAAGAATCCTGTTTTATTGTTGGTCAGCCTACCCCAGTAATATCTGGCCTCACTCAGCAATGGGTTGATGATAATTTTGGTGGTGGTATTGAGTTAGGTTCTCGATCCGGGTTACTGCTCCCCCTTGACGCAAATGCAAGCCTATTGCAAGCCGCACCGAATCAGATGCCAGAGCGAGGCATGGAGCTTAAAGAAGTTCAGATGGTAAAGATTGGCACTCGTATGATTCAAGAATCAAGCGGTGCTGAAACAGCAGAGGCTGCAAAGATACGCTTTGCTGGTCAGAATTCTAAGCTTGGTTCCTTAATCGTCAATGTTGAAGAAGCGTTTCGTAAGTCACTTACATGGCTAGGCGAGTTTATGGGTGGCGAGGGCGATATTGTCCTGAACATTAATAAAGAATTCTATGACGCGACAATTGATCCGCAAATGATAGCGCAAACAATGATGCTGCAAGATCGCGGCGTTATTGGAATGTCTGATGTGCGCTACCTGCTACGCCGGGGCAATCTGCTAGACAGTGAGCGAACGGACGAAGAAATTGAGGCTGATGCCGAAGTATTTGAAGTTGAGCCTGTCATACCCCCTGTAATCCCCGACGAAGAAGAGTTCGGCAATCAATAGCTCAAAACTGACCTAAAAGTTCCGATCTAAACACCCTCACAGAACTACACCAAAAATGACCTGTTTCGTGCAGGTCTTTTTACTTGTCTTTCAACTAAGTCATTCCCAACGACAAATATCTAAAAATTTGAGAGTTAACGCTCTCGATATATGGCGGTCTGTGGCCGCTTGGTTTGTGACCAAAAAAGGTAATACCCATGAGCGAAGAAATTGAGGTCGATGTAAACGCATTACAAGCTGAGTTAACGGCGTTGAAAACGTCAAACGATGAATTAACTAACCAGTTTAATGCTATCAAAAATAAGAATGACGAACTGCTAACCGAAACCAAAACCGCCAAAGAAGCTCGGCGCAAGGTAGAGGCTGATGCTGTCGCGGATAAAGACCGCATGGCAAAAGAAAGCGGTGACTTTGAATCCTTATATAAATCATCGTCTGAGAAGCTTCAAACAACGCAACACACGTTAAACGAACTGCAAGGCAGAATCCAATCCGAACAAAAAGGTACTGCGGCTATGAAGATTGCCGCCGACCTTGCCGAAGGTTCCAACATTGACCTGTTAAGCACTTTTGTTAATACCCGCCTGAAGTTCCAAGAGGGTGATTTAAAAGTAACTGATAGCGATGGCAATTTGACCATATCGTCTTTGGATGACCTAAAGAATGAGTTCCAAAACGATTCCCGGTTCGCCTCGCTGTTAAAGGGCAATCAATCATCTGGTGGCGGTGCTACTGGAGGCAATAGCAATAGTGGCAGTGCCGCGAAAACAAAATCACGCGCTGAATTTACGGCGCTCAATCCAGCCGACAGTATGAAATTTATCAAATCTGGCGGCACTGTATATTAAATAGGTAATTTATCATGGCAGAGAACACAATCACGGGTTTAGTACCCGAAATTTATGAAGCACTCGACATCGTTTCACGCGAATTAACTGGAATGATCCCTTCAGCTACTATGAACGCATCAGCTAACACCGCACAAGTCGGTCAAGCTATTCGCGTAGACGTTGAGCCTGTCGGAAACGTATCAAACATTGCCCCGGCAATGGTCGTTCCTGATCCAACTGGTCAAACTTCTGGCTTTACTGACATCATCATTACTAAGTCGCGCGCGGCTGAGTTTGGTTTTAACGGTGAAGATCAGCTTGGTCTAAATAGTGGCGCTGGCTATGCAAGTGTCCGAGCTAGCAAGATTGCTCAAGCTATCCGCGCTGTAACTAATGAGGTAGAAGCTGATCTTTGCGGATTGTCATCTACTTTCTCGCGCGCTTTTGGTACTGCTGGCACTGCTCCATTTGGAACAGCTAACGATTACACTGATGCGTCAAACGTCTTGAGAATACTTAAAGATAATGGCGCGCCACTACAGGACAATCAGCTAGTAATTAATACTGCTGCTGGTGTAAACCTGTTAGGTAAGCAAGCCGCTGTTGCTGACGCAGGTAGTGACTCTATTTTGCGTCAAGGTGTATTGCTGGACATTAACGGCATGCCTATTCGTGAGTCTGCTCAAGTTGTTAACCATGTAGCTGGTGGTGCAAACGCAGCTTATACCTCAAGCGCGGCTGGATTTGCTGCTGGCTCAACTGTTATTGCTCTTATAACGGGAGCAGGTACGGTTCTTGCGGGTGACGTAATTAGTTTTGCGGGTGATACGAATAAGTATGTTGTTGCTAGTGCGCTTGCAGGTGGAAATGTAACTATTGCTGCTCCCGGCCTGAAACAAGCACTACCAGCAGCCGCTAAAGCAATGACGCTTACCGCTGCTTCTGCTCACAACATGGCGTTTAACCGCTCTGCTATCGTTCTAGCTGCGCGCGCTCCAGCCCGTCCATCTGAGGGTGATATGGCTGCTGACGTAATCGTAATCACCGATCCACGTTCAGGTCTTTCAATGGAATTCTCCATGTACAAAGGCTACAGAAAAGTACGTTATGAAGTTGCGCTTGCTTGGGGTGTTAAGAACATCAAGCCAGAGCATACTGCTCTCTTACTTGGTTAAATAAGGCTAGCCTCATCTCTTTGCGGGGATGGGGCTTTTATTGAGGTTATTATGGCAACAATAGTCGTTGAAACAGGAACGGGTTCTGCGTCATCTAATTCGTATGTAAGTGAAGCTGAACTTGCTACCTATGCATCAGATAGAGGTATTACTGTAACAGGTACGGCAAACGTATTGCTCATTCGCGCGATGGATTACATTGAAAGCAAAGACTTTTTAGGCACTAAAGCGTCTGATGCTCAAGCACTTGTATGGCCTAGAACTGGCGTTACGGTAAATAGCTATTCGTTTTCATCTACTGCTATACCTAAACTGTTAAAAGACGCACAAATTGAAACCGCTATTGCCATTGGCGATGGTGTTGATCCTCTTGATAATCAAGCAAGAGAAACAAGCAAAGAAAAAGTCGGTGAGATCGAGGTCGAATATACCGCAACAGCAAGAGCGATCACGTTCTTAAAAGCTGTTGATACTAAACTTGCCAAGCTTATAAATCGCTCTACGGTAGTAACCCGTGTTTGATTACAAGACGCTCCGAAAGACGGCTAATAGCTTAATTGCTAACTTTGGTGCGGCAATAACTATCAAGCGAGATGTAGGCCGTAGATTTGATCCTACCACTGGTAAATATTTAACTGGTCTGACTACAACAAATAAGCTTAAAGGCGTTAGAGCGCAATTTACACTGCTTGAGAAGTCAGGCCAGACCGTCCAAGAGGGTGATGTCCGTTTGCTAGTTCAAGCTGGCGTTATTGTCCCTATAATTAATGATAATTTGACGTTTGACTCTGTGACTTATCGGGTAATGAGCGTCATGGCTGAATCCCCATCGGGAACGGATGTTTATTATGACCTTCACTGCCGATCTTAGAGCTTTTGCTGAAAACTCTAATAAAACCATTTTAAATGTGGTTAAAGATGTTTCTTCTGACCTGTTTACAGAAATTATCAATAAAACGCCTGTTGGTGATCCATCTTTATGGAAAAGTGCGCCACCTGCGAATTATGTGCCGGGTGCGTTAAGAGGTAACTGGCAATGCACTATAGAAGCCCCAGCGCTTGGAACATTAGGTATTAGATCGGGGGCTGATGCGATCTCTAGTATGATTTCTGTCATTGATAAGTTAAAAGAAGATCAAGCAGTCTATCTAGCTAACAACCTACCTTATGCTCAAAGAATAGAATTTCTGGGATGGTCACATGCCCAAAGTCCAGCGGGAATGGTGAGGGTTTCAATGAGCAAGATTGAACAGAAATTAGACAAAGCAATAACGAAGGTTGCCGCATGAGTACCGTATTTTCTAATATTAGTGCTGCACTGGACTCCAG